GAACACGAGTGCGTACTACGAACGACCTCGTCCCTGCGGGCACGACCACCTGGACTTATGAGCCAGAATGGGCGTCCTACAGCGGGACGGGGGTGAACAATTATACTGCATATCCCTATTTTGGTCTCGATGAGACCATGATAGATCAATATGCGTATAAGAGGCACACTGGTTACTGCAAGCATACGAAAGTACGCTTGTGGTTCAATGATCAGCCTGTGAAGTATAAACACTTCACTGGTCAGATCATTCCGTCGGGTTATCCGAACAGTGGGCAGCAGATCTGGAGATTCGTAACCTTTACAGGTTCGACTCTTGTTCGTCGGTTCTTTCCGACGAACCCATGGCCTGCTATCACACCCAATCAATTTGATTGGGCTTCTGCCGCTAGCGACGCGGTCCAAGCTATGAGACCTAGCCTTCCTGAGGTTTTGGTCCCAAATCTTGTGATCGAACTCGTTGAAGCTGCGCGCCTTATTGGGCCTAAAGCCCGTAAGACGCTAGATAATATTGAACGACGCCGCCAACAGGCGGCACGTGAACGGGAACGAATGAAGGAGTTCAACGCGCGTAATAAACGACGCGCTGCGAAAGGTCTTCCACCTTTGGATAGACCCTCCCGCATTCGTGTTCCGGACGGATCGGTTTGGAACCGGTCCTTCAATGCTATCCGGAAGATAACAAATCGCTTTGCTTGGTTAAACCTTGCATGGCAATTTGCACTTCGTCCGACGCTTCAAGATGCAGCGAAGATTACAGAGATCATTACGACCCTGGAATCGACGCTGTCCGACCTAATCCGCAAAGCTAACGACCTGCAGGTGCGCCATTACAAGCGCCCTGCGGACGTGGTCGTTTTGCCTAGCCGGACACGGCTTAGCACGCAATCCTATGATGGTGATACCACCACAGAAGTATGGCGTGAGAACGAGTGGTTTACTCGTCCCGTGTACCATGCATCTATGTATTTTACATATGATGCATCTCGACTAACGGGTTGGGTTGGTAAGATCAATGCACTTGTTCACTCCTTAGGAGTGAATAAGCTAGCTTCCGTTGTTTGGGAAGCTATTCCTTACTCCTTTGTCGTTGACTGGTTCGTCAACGTAGGAGAAGTCATTGAATCAATCGAGGATTCTATTTTGGATCCTCTTCCCATAATAATTCATGACTTCAGCCATTCGCTGAAGTATGAATATCGAACCAATATAACGTGGAATTATCAATACTATGTCATTGACATAGCACATAAGGTCACGTCATATTACGAGCGACGGAGAGATATTCCATCTCTCTGGGACTCATTGTCGGTCCGTTCACCTAACCTTAATCAAGTAGGCCTTGGCCTATCACTGATTATTGTGAAGATGGACGGAGTAAACAGGAAGAAACGGAAGTAATTCCCGCTCTTTCACGTGGAGTTGGCTCTTGCCGCTCCTCGTCACCAGTAGTATATCATGTTTATTTTATGACATACAATCAGTATATCGAGGAGTTGCGACAAGTATGGCTAGAAATAGCCATACTCAAGCATATGATCTCCTATGCGCCACAGAATATGATTAACGACATTCGTCGTGACGTCAATATTCTACTGTCGTATAGGGGGGCATTGGCAGCGTGGTTCTGGGGTTCCCGAGTAGGGAACCCTCCCACGTATCCTGACCTAGTTTCCTAGGTTAGGTTAGAGTACAACCCATAACGTGTGCAAACCAATAGGTCTACAGCATGTTCACTAATGACATTGCATTGGCTGGTACGTCAACAACTAAGACGTACTCGCTAACGTCCATTGTGAATGGTAAATCCATTCGCAAGGATGCGACCGCACCGCTTGGAGAGCCATCCCTTTTGACTATTAGTCATCAGGAAGTGTCTCGCTCAGGTGGTACGGCCGACCGTCATCTCGTGCGGATTGACAAAACGTATCCGGGAACTCTCCCGAATCCGGATGTCACCTGCTCGGTGCAACTCGTAATCGAGGTGCCCCGCGAAGATGTTACTGCCGCTAATGTTCAGGACTTGGTTGACCAGCTCGAATCCTTTTTAGGGACCGCGGGCTACGTCACGAAAGTCCTCAATAGCGAACCGTAATTGTAAATTGCGGTTGCGCCTAGTTCCTTTAGGGACTGGGCGTCGAATAACTTCTTTCGAGAGGCGAGTCTGGTTTCGCTTGTTACAGGTACGAGACCACTTTTCCCAGTTATGGGATTGGTGGTGCTCGTAACCAAGCGGAACCGGTAGGCCTCTGTAATCATTGCGATAGTGCTGTAGCTAGAGAGGTAACACCTTATGGTGCCCAGAATAGCTCAGCAGACAGAGTTTTATCTGTCTACCTATTGCGACCTTTACAGAGATGTAGCTGAGAAGCTACGTGTTCCATATAAGGAGTCACAACGCGATATCGTTACTCTAACGAGTCGCGTTGCTGCTGAGGGACTTTCGTTTTTGACGAAAGCCCTTCCGCAGCTCGGGAAGGCACTTGACAAGTGTCTTTCCGGGCATGGACCTTTGACACTCCCATCCACCTTTAAGAAGGTGAAAGGAGGAACAATACCCGTTTTATACAGGTGGTTGTTCTCTAAGGTCATCACTCCAGAGGGTCTTGTAAACCCTCTAGTGGATACGGAACTTCTCAGGGAGTTACGGCAGCTTATGTATTACTTATATAAGCTTGAGATCCCTTCAACGGCTTCGCAAGAAGCAACGCTCTTAAATGAGTTCGTTGAAGTTGATGCAGGGCTTGACAAGCCCAGTAATATTGATCAAGAGTGGATTGAGGAGACTTCGGATTTGATCCGAGACATCTTCGCTTCATTCGACCCAGCAGATATCGTGCCCAGACATGGGCCCGGATCTGTAGCAACTGGCGAGCGACCACATGAAAAACATGTGTTCAAACGCATATATGCAGGCATCGAGGCAGTGTACCCCTTTACGGAGTATTACTGTTATTCGATGTCCGCTGTTGCTGATCAATGGCATCAATTTGAGAGCCTAGAATCCCAAGAGACTGGAACGGCGAAAGTCGTTCTGGTCCCAAAGGACTCTCGAGGCCCTCGAATTATCTCATGTGAACCACTCGAGTATCAATGGATTCAACAAGGCCTTGGTCGTGCTCTTCAAGAGCACCTCCAGACTTGGCATTTGACGAAGGGTCATGTGAATTTCACTGACCAGTCTATCAACGCCAAGTTGGCCCTGTCGTCTTCAAAGACGCTCAAGTGGGTTACATTAGACATGAAGGAAGCTTCTGACCGTGTGAGCTTATGGCTCGTTCGCGAACTATTTGCGAAAGTGCCACGTCTCCTTGACGCCTTGTTAGCGACTAGGAGTACTCACACGAGGCTTCCCTCAGGCCAAGTAGTGCGGTTGAAGAAGTTCGCTCCTATGGGAAGCTGTTTATGCTTCCCTGTGGAATCGATCGTCTTCTACGCACTAGCCGTAACTGCAATTATACGCGCACGCCGCGAGAATGGATGTAAAAAGTCCATTCGTGCTCGGGCCTCATCAGCTCGAGCAGCGGTGTACGTGTATGGCGACGACTTGATAGTTAGGTCCCAAGACTACGGACCTTTACTCACAATGTTTCCTACTGTTGGACTAAAGTTCAACGATGGGAAATGTTGCACAGGCGGATTCTTTCGAGAATCCTGCGGGTGCGACGCCTATAAGGGCGTCGATGTCACACCACTTCGATTAAAGAAGTTGTGGTCGAGTCGTCGTACTGTTGATGCCAACACCTTGATTGCTTATGTTGCATATTCAAATGCAGCATACCAACGAGGTTATAAGCGGGTGGCTTGGCTCTTGGCCAGTCATGTTCAGTCGATACTTGGTGAACTACCGATCACTAATCGGCAGCTCGGCTATTTATCACTGATCAGACCCGTTAGCACCATCCAACCAGGTCCGAGACACCCAGTTCGCTATAACAGCGAGCTGATGCGTTTCGAGATTAAAGGTTGGACGTTGAGATCTCCAGATATTTCTGTTGATCCCAACGCCTGGAGCATGGTCTTGCGGAGATTTACATCTCCGTCGGACTGGTGCGAGCCTGGCATCTTTGCGGACACACGGCGCAGT